TTCAAGTGCCGTCCAGTTTATGTAATTCTGTGCGGTGCGTGGTATGTCGTAGACGATTAAATCCGGAGGCTGTTTACAGTTCGCTATTTGATACTTTATGTCTGCGCTCTTACCTGATACTAACAAAGCTCCTTTGTGAATGACCAAATATCTAACCAATGCGCTCTTACCAATGTTTCCCTTAATGTCCCAATACCAGTTTATCGAACGATCATCTGGCTCGGTTTCAGTCAGTTCAACTATCTTACGTTGCCAATCATAAAACTGTTCAGGCTTTAGGCTTTTCAACGGTCTAATTATTCTTAATCCTTTTACAAATTGCTTACCAGTCCTGGTGTCTGATTTTTGTGTATACTTAATTGCTTCAGTAATGTGTTTACACTTTTCCCAGTGAGCTTTAAAATCATTTTTAAATATGCTTAAAGGTCTGCGTTTGGTCTTAAATTTTAAATACCCTTGAAGATGTGGCGTTCCAGTTTCGCCAGTTTCTTCCTGCATGGAGAGTTGTTCTATGGAACTATCATCCAACAACCGATTAATATTTTCTTCGGTGTGATTGTTTAAGGTAAAGCACCAGTGTTTACTGGGAGAAATCTGTTTAGTATTACCAGATTTCCCCATCGAACTATTGGAACTAATTACTTCACTCATTATAATATTCCTAAATATTTAAAAAAAAAGATTGCGTAAAATCACCAAAAAAACAGAAGCTTTAGGAAAAAGTATTTTTCACTATTCCTAAATATCCTTCAAAAAAAAAGGTGCGATATATTTTAAAAAAACAGGAAACTTTAGGAAAAAGTATTTTCAACTATTCCTAAATATTCTATAAAATTTTATTTTCTACGCAGTATATTATAATCAATGCCAAAAGTAAAGAACGCAAAAAGAAAAGCCAGAATGGCAAGGGGGGGAGTAGACAAGGCACAAAGTTCCTTAATACTCGAAAACTCAAAGAGATTAGCTGCTTTAGAAGCCTCTGTTGAGAAAAAATATAACTACGCATTCGGAACAGAATTGGGTGTAGAAAGTTTTGACCCGACGAACTCTACCAGTAGAACCAAGGGTATCACTCCTATCCGAATAGGGACTACGCAAGGCACGGCGGACATTGACAGTCGTATTGGCGACATGGTCAACCTTAAAACTATCCAATTTAAATATAATCTACAAATCCTTAATGGTGCTTCAACCGCGGCTGAACCCGTTAACAGGATGCGGGTCTTAGTCTTCTGGGACAATGACCCGGTAGTCCCAAATGCTGCTGGATCGTATGTATCAAACCCTCCTGAATGGCAACAAATTTTACAATCTATCCGCGTCACATCAGGTGCTGCTGACCCTTCGGTCATCCTCAGTCCTTATGACCATGATAAGCGTAATAGATTTAATTTTCTTTATGATGAAGTTCACACTTTGTGTCCCATACTAAATAGCAATGGTGGTCAGTCTAATGCCCGAGGGTTAGGCAGCCGTAGCGCTACTAACGAGAGTTCCTTTTCCAAGACCTACAAACAAGGTCGAAAGCTCCGATACACAGGAGGAGGGCTTATTCCTAATAATAGACAATTATACATTGCGTGGATATCGACCGTTAATACCGGGTTTCCCTCGCCACAGATTAACTTCTCAATGAAGACGTTATACGAGGATGCTTAAAGTAACTCATATTTGCCCCGCAGGGTGAGAAAATATAATCCCATTTTAAGCGCACGTAAAACTCCGAAGGAGTTTAACTCGCATTACAAATTGAATGATGATATTTAGATACCATCATTCCATTATAAACTAATAATATTCCACCGGTCTTCACTCATGACATCTGTATCAGGTTCAAAGTTCGCAAAACAAAATATATGTGGGCTATTCATCATTACCATTTTACTCTCATACTTTGATGAGCAAAATATACCATTTTTTATCTCTTCAAGTGCCGTCCAGTTTATGTAATTCTGTGCGGTGCGTGGTATGTCGTAGACGATTAAATCCGGAGGCTGTTTACAGTTCGCTATTTGATACTTTAT